TCTCTCTATTAAAGGGATGTCCCTACCACCTCAAATGAGGTATACGGAACTGGGCTGTTAGACCCAAGTCCCGAAGTTGTACCACTGGTCGAAAGATACAAGAACCTTGTTCTTTCGGTATTTTACACGGCTCTTTATTGGCACAAGGTTACCCGCTGCCTTGGGAAAAGCAGACGGACCTTGGAACTTAACGCCAATGGTTGATGTAGTTATAGCTCTGATACGATCTAGAACTAGACCGTATCCATCGAATGGTAGCTTTGCAGCTACCGTGACTAAGCAGGGTACAGAGTAACCGAGTTGAGGCTTGACCGAAGGTCTAGCTTCATCAAGGTTACACCAATAACCTGCCGTCCCTAGGTGACGAGGTACTAGGAATCTAAATGCGCGAGGAGTCAATTCTCGCAAATAGATCACTAGAGCTCGAAACCTGGTGTCGAGTGCCATACCGGCATTACACCGGTTGGCATAGTCCATAATGTTATTATGGAAGAGATATAAATCCCAGACTTTCTGAACCTTACGGCGAAGAAAGAATGGTTTGACACCAACCCCACGGAAATAGTGCTCACCGCAAGATTCGAAGTAATTACCTGAAGAGAAACTCTTCTTGGTATTCACAACGAATCCTAGGGCAGCTACTAAATCATGGAAAGAAGGTAACCTATGAGCAGGTAAAATAACATCATCTCCGAAAACAGAGATTTTGTCGTATTCATCTGCTGAGCAACACGCCCAAGCGCAAGAGTAAAATATTAAACTCTCTAGCTCAAACGTGAACCCATTGCCCATAGAAGAAAACTTCTCATAAAGAAGTTTTCGACCATCAAGGTTACCGCAGTGTGATCTGAAGAGCTCCATAGCTGTAAACCAGCGAGGAGGCAACAAGAGTTCACAGACTTTACGAGAGATAGTATCACTCGCAGAGCTGAAGTCAACAGTAGCGAGATGTTGACTAAAGGACTCTCTAGCTAAGTTCTGGTTAGGAACTTGGCTATTCAGATTACAGCCGTAACGAAGAAGACGTCTACGGATCATTTGCCCTAAACCCTTTTGAAACCAAAGGTTCCATCCGGGTTCAATGGCTATAACACGATCCGTTTTCGAGTTCTTCGGAACAGTGGTTACGACGTTACCCCCTTCGATAGTGGGTGAGATCTTGCTAAGTATCTCATTCCACCAACTAGGGTAGGCCTCGTTAAGAAAAGGCCAAATAACGTCGAAAACTTGTTGCGTCATACCAGTTTCTAACTGGTACTTATTAGGTGTCACAGATGTATCACCCTTTAACAGGGTGGAGACACCTGGGCCCCAACTACTGTCTTCGAAGAGATCCGAGGCATCGAATCGACCGAGGATACTCTCTATTTTTCTACGCACCTTCATTACGAAGGGGTGCAGTTCATGAGGAGGATAATATCCACCCTCAAGAAAGGGAGTAACTCGACGATTTGTCAGCTTGCAAAGTTCCTCAGACTTGAGGAACTTCTCGAGGGCTATAGACCGCCTATCAACCGAAGTCGATAGAAAGTCAGCCTTTGAGAGCAGAGTAGTCGCGCACAGATCATCCCGAAACGGAGCAGATGAATTATAATTTAACGGATCCACTTCCAGCTCAATAAGCTGGTCGTGTTCCTTATATTTATAAAGCATCCAAACCGTTAAGGAACGAGGGGTGTTCAACGACTCAAGGGTCTTCAGAATGACAGAGTCCGTGATAGACGAACCGACGCTATGGCTTCTACGTTTGTAGGAAGTCATGCATTCTCCATAATAGTGGTTACTGATTATGTTGAACTTACCTTAAGAGTAACCGAAGGTGTCGGGAGAGCGTGGTAACGATAGGCTCGTTAGAGCCCAAAGTTATCAGTGCTAACCAGACAACAACGGTTACCCAAAGCGTTATGGTGAACAAAATCAGGTGCTTCTTAACTTTCGTTAGAAAGTCCACGATTAGTACATCACATCGCCGGTCGTTAGCGCCAACCGAAATTCAGTTGACGATAACGTGCTAGTCAGAATGTCGACCAGCAAAGTTCTTTCCGTTACAGTGGCTCCCTGCGGGAAAGTGAAGTCAATGCTGGCAATTGAATCACCAACTTTGACAACCTGACCAGTAGTAGAGTCAGTGTAGGTTTTAGGAGAGAACGCGCGAAGGGTAGCCTTCGTCGTCACACGTGAGGCCGTAGGCAAACGGTAGGAGAAATCAACCTTCGAATCTTGAAGGCTGGTAGCGCCAGCGTTAACCCACTGTAGGACGTTGTTTGCGTCCTTACCACGTGGTGCCACAGAGAACGCGGTACCGGTAATCGAAATCGCCGATACAGCGGTCTTTGCTGCTATGGCTGCTTGTGCAGACATGGATCCTCTTAGTTTAAGGAGGAGGTGAATTGCCGATCTTCTATTTAAAGAAGGCTTGACTCAAAAGAGCAAGTGCGTTAAGCACGTGTCCTTTAGAGAAGGGGTCTTTCGGTTGTGGCAAGTAAACAACCGGGAACCCTGAAAGCACAACGCGACGGTAATCAAAGTACTGGCCGAAACCTTTACAGCCAGTATATTGGTACCGAAAGCCGCCCGTAACAAAAGTGGAATTATTAGACCAGAGAAACACGGAGTGTAACTCTGATGCTAATGTCCCACTAAGGAACGTGCAGCCCAGCGTAGCGTCAAGAGTATTCACCCAATTGCCTACTGGTATAAACCAGTCGACAACGAAGGAATAAGGTAGAACCTCCCACGCAACTGCAAGTGGGTTAGTAAGCCCTATCTCGCTCAATAAATGAGCGCTCTCGGCGTTTACAATATAGTTGATCCGTCCTCTGTAGTCAAAAATGTACTCGCGATTTGCCTTTGCATTCTGATGATCCAATTGGGTCCCAGGATGTAAGTACAAGTCTGCGTCGTGTAACCTAAGCTTCTTAACGGCCATCTGGATCGGAGGTTTTTGAAGCCTCTTCACCATATTGTCATCAAGTTCTTGGGTTATACCGTACAGATCTGATAACAGTGGTAACCAACCATACTGCAGTGCAAGCCAATTCGAAGCAGCGGACTTGTAAGGATTAAGTTTGTCAGAAGGGAGACAGTCGAGAGCTTTATAAGCCCCTCCAAAGTTACCCCGTTTGACAGCCTTAAAAGCTTTAGCAAGTCTCCGAGCCGTCGAAGCAATCTCGTCAATCATTTGATGTCTCTGGGCGTAAAAATTACCCAGGTGCACCTTTTGACCTTGGATCTTGCTAAGAAGCCCGACCCGCAACTGGTTATCGATGCGGTCGTACATGCTTTGAGTAGGCTGGAGATAGACTAGTTGACCTGTACCGTTACGGATAGGACCATGATATGTTGAGTAATCCCCAGTAGGGATCCAAGTAAGCTTAAGGAAAGGATAACCTCTAGGAAACTCTACCTTTTCTTTGGTAAGATGGTAGGGATTCTCAGGAAGTCTCAATCCATGGGCTCGCAAGTATCCATAATTGGGGGTCTTAACACTCGAGGTAACCCTAGTACGGCGAGAGTATTCAGCGTTAACGACTTCATTAAAGGGGCCTGTTGTGACCCCGTTAATTACATCATAACGCCTTATATTCTCATATGTATGCAGGTTGTAGTCCAATCTCTCTCCTTCTCCTATTGGAAGTTACTCGATGGACTTAACGTCAAGTCCCGTACCTTTAGAGTCCAAATAAGAATTTATCCGGGCCGACCAAAAGTTAAGATGCTCAACTACATCAAAAGGAAGGAATGGCTGAAGCTCCGATATCGGAAACGATAAAGAAGCAAGCGTTCCACCCTCAAGAGGTAGCGGCATCTGCTTAGGTTGACTCATAGATATCTCCTTATTGAAGGACAATTAAGGACCGGGTTAATTTGACAGTGTTCAGAAAGTAACCTGAATCCTTTAGGAAGGCCGTTAGGCCTAAAATCACCCGGGTGTGAACCCG